GAAGCCGCAGATTTGGTCGCCGGTCACACAGCCTATTTCTATTTCGATGGCACTCAGTACCGGCTCACGCCGCCAGGCGGGGTACCTTTGCCGAGCCGTTATGTCCGCATGCGGCGCATCTACATTGATGGTGATCCGAAGCGCACCCTGGAGCACTTCGACCCCTACAGCTTCCATTCGGTCTATGCCGGGTCTGAGACTTCGAAGCCGAAGACCTACACAATAGAGGGCGAGCACATCGTGTTCGGCGGTGCCAGCGATTCAGCCTACTCGGCTCAGATGCTCTACTACCGCCGTCTGGCGACGTTCTCGGCTGACAGCGATGACAACAATGTGCTGCTGAACAAGACCGGCCTCTACCTCTACGGTGCCCTGATCGAGGCGAATGCCATGATCAAGGATAACACGGCAGTGCTCCGCAACACGGCGTTGTACGAAGAGACCCGCGAGCGGGTGTCGGTAGCCAACAAGCACGACCGGCATTCCGGCTCGCCGCTGATCATGCGAACGAATGTGACAAAAGCATGACGATGTCCCTGACGCAGCGGCTGCAACAATTTCAGATCGGTGTTTCCAACAACATCGATATCGCACCGCAGCCGATAATTCAGTTCACATCATTCGCCCCCGACAAGGCACCCTACGGCTCGCCTGGCATGATCAATGCCACCAACGTCATTCCGACCAGTGAGGGCTTCCGGCCATTGCCTGATCTCAGCACGCAGGCGTCAGCTCTTGATGACAGGGCGCAGGGTGCGGTGGCGGTGCAGGCGACGACCGGCGAAGTCTACGTCTATCTGATGGACGAGAAGAAGCTCTATCAGATCGATGTTTCGGAGACCCTGACCGATGTCTCAGGTTCGACCTACACGACACCAACCGACGCCCAGGTCGAGTGGGCACAGTTCGGCAACACGATCCTGGCGACCAACTACTCTGACCATGTCCAGGGTGCTTCGATCACTGGTAGCGGCACTTTCTCGGATCACTTCACATCGACCTTGAAGCCGAAGGCTCGGCACATTGCTATCGTCCGCGATCAGGTAGTCCTGGGCGACACCCGTGATGCCGTAGACGGTCAGCAGCCGACCAGAATCTGGTGGTCAGCGTTGAACGATTCGGCTGACTTTGACCCGTCAGCTCAAACGCTCTGCGATTTCCAGTCGATCCCCGACAGTGGAAAAGTCATGAAGGTAATCGGCGGTGCAGAATATGGCTTGGTGTTCCTTGAACATGCCATCGTTCGCATGTCGTTTGTGGGAGCGCCACTTTCTTATCAGATCGATACCATAAACCGGCGGCATGGTACGCCGCTCAGCGGATCGGTCATCGGGCATGGCAGGCTCGTGTTCTATTGGAGTGAAGAGGGGGTTTACTTCACAGATGGTACGTCCTCGACGCCCATCGGCCACGGCATGGTTGACCGCTTCTTCTGGGATAACTTCGACCTCTCGAATCAGGGGCGGATGTTTGCCGCAATCGACCCCTTGAATACCACTGTCGCCTGGAGCTTCCCCGGCGAAGGCGCCTCGACTGCTGGCGAGCCAAACCGCATCTGGTTTTATAACTGGCTGGAGAACAAATGGTCTGAGGGTGAGGTCGACACCCAATTGATTTTCACCGGCATCGATGCCGGTCTGACCCTGGCTGAGCTGGACACGATTTCGGCGACCTTGGGAGGTCTACCTTTTCCGTTGGGAGCCAGGGCGTACCAGGGTGGTGATAAGATTTTAGCAGCCGTGAACCAGTCCAATGTCTACTGCACGTTTTCCGGTGCGAACCTGGCGGCGACTTTGGACACCGGAGAGTTCCAACCGTTTCGCGGCCAGCGCAGCGAGGTGGTCGGCGTGCGTCCCTTTATCGACGGCGGCACGATTACCGCAGCTGTCGCCTCTCGCATCCGAGTGCAGGATACGGCCACGTTCGGCGGCGCAGCCGCACTGAACGCCTCTGGCCTCTGCACGCTATTGTCCGAGGGCAGGCACCACAGGATACGCTGCTCGGTGGCCGCTGGCGGCACCTGGACGCATGCACAGGGCGTTGAGGTCTCAGCGATAGGCACTGGCGTTACCTGATGGCTGGCCTGCTGCCGCAGCCGGTGTCGTTGATGGGGCCGGAACGCGACCAGCAGAACACGCTGCGGAACCGGCAGTCGCAGGAGCAGCGGTTGAGAGAGCGTTGGTGGAATAGTCTGTCGCCTGAACGGCAGGGGCAGCTGACGGGTGTAGAGATCGACTACAACCATGTGCCTGACCCGCGCCCCTCGATTGTTAATCCAAACATCGACCCGGCAAGTCGAGGCGATGTGCTCCCGCATTTCGGCCTGAACAAGAAGGGCTACCCAACGCTGATCATGCCCAATTGGGCGATTAGTGCGGGACAGTCAACTCAGCTCCCCAAGGCAGCGGCGGAAGGTTACGTTCCGACATTTGAGCAAGGTGTCCAGGCGACGGCGGATATGGCGGTAGGTGGCGGGTTGCTGTCACGCGCACCGGCTGGTGCAGTTGGCATGTTCGCCGGGAAGCGGGCTGAGAACATCAGCCAGCTCGATCTGTTCAAGAAGATAAAGCCAGGCCGGTTGGAGGATGCCCAAAAGGCGCTGGCGGCTGGTATGCCTCAAAAGGAAGCCTGGAAGAAATTTGGTTGGCGGCAGGATATCGACGGCCAGTGGAAGTTTGAGCTTAGCGACCACAAGGCGAAGATCATCCAAGAGGCATACATCAAAATCAAAAAAGGGAAGGTCGGCGACAGGATGTTGCTCGAAGACCTGCTCGACCATCCTGAGTTGTTCGACGCGTACCCTCAACTCAGGAAGCTAACGGTTGAGATTGAAGGAATTGGTGCTGGCGGTGGTTTTGGTGAAGGCCGCTATTTCATAGACGACAGCATACTTTCTCTGCCGTCAGCCTACCCTCGTAGATTCGGTACATATAACAAGACTGCAATGATGAGTTCCGTACTGCATGAAATACAGCATTGGGTGCAGGCCAAAGAGGGGTGGGGCAGGGGCAGTCATGTAGGCCAACATCCAGCGCCATTAGTGCCACCGAGTGTTAAGGCGAGGGTGGCAAGGTTAAGAAAACAAATAGAGCAAATGCCTCGCGGTTCACCAGAACGGTTTGCCGCCAGTACGCTCTATCACAAGATGAAAGAGCCTTACACTGAATTTGGCCGTTATAGGGCTGCTGGCATGGAGCCAGAATCGGTCAACACATCAACCCGAGCGAAGTTCGGGCCGCGAAAGCGTGCTGATGTCTTCCCTGACGAAACGCTCGGTGTGCAGAGTAACCTAAGACATCACTTCGAGGCGCAGCCTGCGATACCGTCGAGGTATTTGAAAGCCAACCCGAAGACAGGTGCGGTGCCTGGTCTGCTGATGAAATCAATTCAGGGCCGGGCCGACCAGATGGCGTTGAAGGCTGAGGACCGGTTCCAGCCACGCGGCGGCAAGGGTCTGATGTCTACTTCGACTGCGTCGTACAAACGCAACCCGATGCACCCTGAAGAGAACCTGCCTGACCTGTACCCACGCCGCCCCGATGCCGGGCCGTATCCGCTGAAGGACCGGGTGCGTCCGATTATCGATCTGAAGGATGAGCTTGCAGCAAACATAGCCGAGAAGGCTCGTCCTGCCATCGGCACCCCGGCACAGTATTTTTACCATACCGGCGAGCTGTACGAGACGGCACTCAAACACGGCTTGTCCAAGAAGCAGGCGCAGCAGTTCGTCCATGATTGGGCAGAGCACAACGCTGCCACGTCACCTCGAACGAACACCGAGTTTGCGCTACGCAATGCCTCGCTGGTGATGGCGAAGAAAGAGGCTGGCATACCGCACCGCAAGATTGTTGGCCCTGGCACTGGTGGCATCTCGGAGAGCGGTTACCCGATGATGACCAGTGCAGCCCGGCCAGGCAAAGTAGGCGGCGCTGCCGGTCAGCATGGCAAGCTGTTGGACGAGCTGGAGTTGGGCGGTGGGTTCAACAAGGACACCAACCCGAAGCCGAATATCTTCTCCCGCAACATCGCAGGCAATCTGTCTGGCTCAACGATAGACGTGCATGCCATGCGGGCCATCCTCGATGCGCTCAACGACATTCGCCCTGGCGGCATCCCGCCGCAGTTCATCAAGCCGAAGTTCCACCAGGCCTATAAGGACAACCCTGCTGATCTCGATCCAGCAAAATGGATTAAGGATGGGATGCAAGGTGCGACCATTGACGAGAAGGACTTGCTGGTTGAGTACGGCCCCTTCGCCGATGTGATGGATGAAGTCGCCAAGCTGCTCAAGGTAGAGCCAGCCGAGGCTCAGTCGATGACCTGGTTCACACAGTCAAGGCGCACGGGCGTGCAATCGCCAAACAGGAGTCTGATGGAACTGCTGAACGACCGGATTGATGTCACCGCCCAGGTCTTGGGTATGACGCCCGAGGAAGTAGCGAAGAAGTTCTTCAAGCGGCAGATTTCGCTGTCGGCTAACCCGGCCACTGCGGCGGCTCCAAGCCTGCTCAGCCGAGACAAATAATGGCAATCACATCACCGCGTGCTTCGGCTTTGGTCGAGGGCTATCTGCGTGCGCCTCTGGTTCACGCCAACGAAGAGGAACACCGCCAGGAGCTGGCGATCATCCTCAACAATGTTCTGAACGGGAAGATCAATGCCAAGGGCGAGGTCACCTTGGATGCCAGCTCGACCACGACCACGCTCAGCGATCTTCGCATCGGTGCTGCGTCGGTCATCCTGTTCATGCCGACCACGACAAACGCAAAAGACGAAGGTGACCCTGCGGTGACCTCTCGCGGCGATCAGACCGCCACGTTGACCCATGCCAGCAACGCGCAGACCGACCGAACCTACGCCTATGTCGTCCTTGGTTAGCGAGTTTCTTGTTGTCGATGACTCAAACTTAGGACTGCATTGGCCGCGCATTTCGGCCTGGATCATCACAGCGCTGGACTACGGCTCTGGTCGCTACACCGTCGCCGATATTTACGCCGCCATCGGGAATAAGAAAATGGTGGTCTTTGTCCTCTACCAGGGCGACGAGGCGACGGCGGTCTGTGTCACCGAGATCATCAGCTACCCGGCGAAGAAAGCCATCAGCATCGTCATTATGGTTGGCAAGCGGCGGCACGAATGGCTGCATTACCTGAAGCATATTGAAGCCTTCGGTCGTGACCGGGGCTGTCAGATCATCGAGGCCTGGGCAAGGCCCGGTTGGGAGCGTGTGCTCACCGACTGGTCGAAGACC